TTAACTGCTTGCGCCATAGCAGGAGATTTAATTCCTGTTTCGAGCAACGACTGTTGCTGTTCCTGGCGTGCAAGTTCTGCTTGCGCAGCTGCTTCCTGTTGTAACTCTTGTTGAGTCTTAACTAAGTTAGTTGTATCAATAGAACCACTAGCTGCAAGTCTGCGTAGTGCTTCTTCGACATTTAAAAACCTAGCCATAACCTCTGGACCAAGTGCCTGGTTAGCAGTTTGTATAAAGTCTATAAGTTTATTTCGATCATCGCCACGACCTATAGCCTCTATACCTGTAACCGCTTTCTCTTTGATTAGTGGTTCTCCTGTCGTCTCGCTTCTTGGGAAGTCAGGTAGTTTACGCTTTCTGCGTAGTATATGTATTAGTCGTCTTACAAGTGGTAGCTGTAGTTCTCGGCTAAGTATGGAATATAAACCAGAGATACCAGCATCTAGTTCCTGCGCCATATATCTTATCTCTTCTGCTGTTACTCTTTCTCCTGGTCTTTGTATCGCTGTGTTAAGCATGAAAGCAAAAGCTAACCTATTCTCTATGCGTTCTATTGTTTGATTAGCTATTTGTAAATCTTGTGATTTACCAGCAGCCTGTAAGACTGTGACATCGGCAGCGTTGCCTTGTACGATACTTCCATTTGATGCCTGGCTGAGCGTGCGTGGCCTTGTCGTGCCATTTGGATTACATAAAAATAAAACTTTACTTAGGCTTGCGCTTGCTTCCAGTATAGCTTTGTATAAATTTTCTAATGCAAGTAAGTCGCCATAGTACTGCTCAACGTATGACCTTCCGTACATTTCTGAGTCCACCCTATCCTGGCGTAATGCAATCCAGGGTGCTACATCTGATGCGCATTTACCATGTGTGCCTGGTATCTCTTTGCCTTTTATTTCTTGAAACCAATGACATTCATCATCCATAAATTTAATACAGGTATATATCTTAACCATTCTCTTTTCCATTTCATCGTAATCTTCTTCTTGCTCTTCTTCTAGGTATTCGTCTGGCAGTGCATCTTCAAATATTTCTTCTTCAACTACTATCTCTGTTACGTTGCCCATAGGGTCACGGCATAATACATAAGAATCTAAGTGCATTACCTTTATTCCTTCGTCACTTATATAAAGCAATACGTTACCGCCTACAAGTAAATGCTTTAACGCTTCGTGCATTGCAGCACGCCCACCTAAAACTTCAAACTGTCGCATAACTGCTTGCTCTACCTTAACCAGGGCAGAATCAAACTCTGTAATCATTTGTGGATCTTGATTACTTGCAAGTATTGCCAAGCTATCTATTTCTAATTTAAAAAAATTTTCGTTTGTAGGGAAAAGAGTTACGGCCAGCTTCGATGTCATGTGACCTACGCCTCTTGCACCTAATGATTGGTATGGAGTAGGCAACCTACCAGCATCTCCATAGTTCTCATCTTCTATTAGTCCAGGAATAGTTACCTTACTACAATCTCTAGCACGTTGTAATGGAGAGTTTCTATCTACACGCAACTGCTCATAGCGTTGTGCAGCTGTACCACCTGACGAGCCATACAACGCTGACTGCGTATCGACATTGTTAGTAAGTCGGATTTTCATTTATGTATTTGGAATCATTAATGCACCTGATCCACCAGCACCAGGAACTAAATCAGTTCTATACTGCCTTCTACCAGAACCAGCCTTGTTAGTTATTAATGGATTACCTGTGCCTATCTGCATAGATGCAGCACCAGCACCTGTTGTAGGATTTGCACCTTGCATAGAGGGATCAGCTATAGGCGCAGGAGCAGGAGGTGCTACTGCTAAAGCTGTTGGTGCTACCTCTGTTGCACTAGCAGCAACTTCAGCTATTGGTTCTGGAGCAACAGGAGCTTGTGCCTGGGCAGCTGCTTGCTGTGCCTCAAACCTTTCTCTTTGTGCTTGTAAGTTCCTTTCAAACTGTTCCTGCTGGATGCGCATTTGCTCCCTTTGCAGATCCATCTGCTCTTGGTGTCTCCTTTCGGCTTCCGCCTTATCGTTGCCACCGCCACCTCTACACATAGCTTTAATCTTGTAGGTTGTTTTGTTCAATATAAACGGATTCTAGAATATTTACCAGCTTTACTTGACCAGAATATAACCAAATCTCACGATCAGTCATATCAATACTTGGACATCGCTCTGGAAATTTCTCTTTTAATTTAAGAATAAGTGCTTCGTCAATAGCTGGATAGCCTTCGTCTATTGTAGGGTCAATGGCTGCCATAGTTGTACCTCTCCTGTAGTGTAATTGTACTCCCCATCTCGTAAGATGCGTGTTAGCTGTGCCGTCATAACAGCATCAGCATAGGTTTTGTTTTTCTTTTCGTAGTGCTTGACTACCTTATCCCACATCTCTTCTATTGTAGTTGCATCCTCTAACATTTTCTCTGCTGTCTTTGGTCCAACTCCTACAAGTCCTTCGATGTTATCTGTATGATCTCCTGACAATATCTGTTGCATCCAGAATCTATCTGCCTTCTTTCTTGTAATTAACTCCAGGTCATCCTTTGCTAGTAACGTGCAGGGTACACCTCTCATGTCTTTGTCAGGAGAAACAATAACAGGATTTTCATGTTGACCATTAGTAGCAAGTAATGCCATAACGTCATCTCCTTCTAACCCTTCAAATGCAACAGAGCGATATGTCTCTCTTGTTATTTGCCTTACATCTTTTAATGCAAGTGGATGCCTTTGACCTATGCGGTTAGCTTTATAGTCCTGGTTTATTCCATGCCTAAACGTAGGGTATTGAGTAAAACACATGATGACTCCACTATCATCGTCAGCAAGTTTCTTATATCCTTCTACTCTTATGTCAACTAGATCCATTACATCCTTCTCTGTACTATGCAGTAAGTGTGTGCCATCGTCAGCACGAAAGTCTACTTCGCAAGCGCAGCAAGAAGAATAGATAAGCCAATCAGCATCTATCAAAAGTGTCATAATTTTTCTCCAAAAAAATCTGAAGCAGCAACCATAAGGCGACCTGTCGTTTCTGTATATGTAAGTTTATCTGCCATGCCCAGGCAACCTGTGTGTCTATTCTTTAACACTTTTAGTTGTAGCTCGTTGTTCTTTTCTTCGTCAGTCTGTGATCTAATACCGCATACTACCAAGTCGCTTAACTGAGCTATGCTTTGGCTGCCTCTTAAACTGGCTAGGTTTATATCCCCTCCATCTTCAGCTGGTTTACCATCAGTCCTACGCAAGTGGCTAACCATAACTAAACCTACGCCTGTCTTTTCTACCACCTGTCTTAACTTTGTTACGCATACATCTATTTGTTTTCTTTCATCTCCTACTGTCAGTCCTGATACAACAATACTTATGTGATCTAAAAAGATAACGTCACAGTTCTCTCCTGTAGCCATGTATGTTATCTGCTCTAGTAGTCTGTCTGGATCCAATGAACCAAAATGCTCCAGGAGTAAGAACCTATTGCCAGCAAAAATATAATCAAATGCCTGGCGTAATTCTTTTTCTTCTACATTATCTTGTTCTAAATGCAATGGTTTATTTAGTGCGATAGATAGTATGCCTTGCATACTTCTCTTACTGCTCTCTTCGAGGCCAATCCACCCTACCTTAAGTCCATTGTTAAGAAAATGATATGCCATCTCACGACAGAGTAAACTCTTTCCTGATCCTGTTCCTGCGCAGATAGTTACAAGTGCTTGTTTACGAAACCCCTGGCACATCTTGTTGAGCATAGGAAACGGATAGCTACATACACCTGTCTCGTCTTTCTTTATCAGCTGTTCCCATAAATCATAGGCGTTATGTATTCCATCTGGTCTAGCAGGGATCGCCTTGAATAATAAATCCTTAAGTTCTTCCCCCTCTCCTGCGAGGAGCATTTCGTTAGCGTCTTTTCTTGGCAGTCTACATATTGCTGCTTTGCCAGGAGGTAGGATTTCAACTGCTTTCTCGGCAGCATCCATGCCAGGCTTGTCTGAGTCAAAACAAATAACAATACGATTGAATTGAGATAACCATTCTAAGTTCGCAGCTATGTACTTGTTAGCTGATTGACAGCCATTTGGCAAACTAACTACAGGGAAGCGGTTGCCCTGGATCTGTGAGATAGTAAGGCAATCAACTTCGCCCTCTGTAATTACAGCAAAGACTTTGGTTTCTGTTCCGTGGTTTTGTCTCCAAATTTTTTGACCCCAAAGTTGCATATTGCTAGTGTCTCCGACCCATCCAAATCTTTTATCTTTGTATCGAAGGTGCTGTGCAACTGGCTTGCCTATCTTGTCGTGGTATGTAGCAACCTGGACTACCTGGTTGTTGTATTCTGCATACCCATAGTCATATAGTTCGCAAGTCTCTTTGGTGATTCCACGTTTAGGTAAAGCCTTTGGTGTAACGAATGGTAGTAGCGGTGTAACCTTCATCTTAAATGGTTTCTCAAACTTAATAGGTTTATCTTTAGGTGGTTGGAACTGCCAACCGCAGCCAAAACAATACTTGTGTCCATCGTCATAGACAGCTACGTTATCTTTCGACTGACACTTTGGGCAAGGTTCTTTGCTTATGTACTTACTCTTCTGCATTACAGGCCAACTGTAATA